TCATATTAGGTGATAGCACCACATCCTTACGATTATAAGGCCTGAATTTCTCAGGATATGCTATTAATGAAATCACCTCTCCTACGGACCTGTATGGGCCGGAGAAGCCCCAGAATCGAGACAAATACTCTGGGTCATCGCGCCAAGAACCAAAGTTTGACTTATCAGCATTAACCTGAATTCCAAAATTGTGTGCAATATATTGGCTTATGGATGAGACGAGTGCATCGTCCACTTTGTGGATTCCATCTAAATAGATGAGATTATCATCACCCATAATATTACACACTCCTCGGAGTGAAAAGGCCTGCTTCCAAGTCTCAGTCATGATCTCGTTGCAAATTCCGTTAATAATTGCAGTCAATCTGGAACCACTTGGATTACCATGCGTCACGTGGATTAGACCCGTCCCCGTAACTATGTTCTTGTTAATGAAGTCTTCCTCGATAACAGCAAGAAGTGTGCTATCATACTCGGAGAATGCAGCTCGTATCACATCAAAAGCCGAATGAATGAGCCAAGAGGGAATAGTTGAATCATACTTAGAATAATCCAGACTGATAAAACTCATTCCATTGTTACGACAGGTATTAGAAAAACTAGTAAGCCACTTATCATCCTTTCCAATAGCAGTATAGGTGTACTCCTTTAACCAATCATTCAATGGCGAGCCAAACTTCGACTCTGCAATGATGGTATAGACATCAACCATAAACACTGCTCTTTTCTTGGACTTCCAAGTACCTGTTCGTTTACCTTGCCCATCGTAAGCACCAGAACCTTGAGTACGCGTACCGCAGACGATCGGAGCCTCAAAACTACCTTTCGCTTTGGCTTCTTGCTCCCTACTCTGGTAGACCAGGAACACGTCACTTAGAACGTCTACCTTCTTTCGAAGGCCGGACTCAATAGCTGTCCAGCCCGTAGCAGTAGACCAGTCGGTGACTGCATTGTAAATATCTTCATCACTCCGATACTCCAATGCCTTAAGTTTCGCTTGAGCGTAACGAGCGCTCACGATTGCTACTGCAGCC